AGCGACCTGGGTTCTGCAGGAGCTGTTCGTTTCCAGATCTTTTCATAAGATCAACAAATTTTGGAAACTCAGGGTGTTGCATCATAGGCGATTGCATTTCGCTTAAACGAGGCGTGTCATCTCTGCCAGCAAAGGGCTGCGTGAGCGGAATGTTTGGCCGATTATTAAGTGCGTTTCTGTAGGCATCAATTGGGCCAACGCTATAAACATTTTTACGCAAGGTGTCTAACGCAGAGTTGCGGGGCTGAGGCGAAGACATAGGCATGTTATCTTGCAGCTGAGGAATAACGCCCTGCTGCGCAGGCGCAGGCATTGCTAGACCCATAGGGCCATAACCTTCAGCACCGCCTAAATTGCGTGGGTCACGCGCTGGCATAGGACCATAGCCTTCAGTACCGCCTAGATTGCGCGGATCAACGCCAACGCGATTACGGTTTGCTCTTTCCATATCAGAAAGCTGACTGCCCAAACCAGTTTGCAACAAACCAGACTGAGCCGTAGGGGCGCCGCCGGGCATGGCACCCGTTGCAGCCATAGATTGCGCAGCCTCTTGCTCCGCCACACTGCCAGCAGCATTCAATCCACCGCCGTCAAACAAATCAACGTACCAAGGAACATACTCACGCGTCTGCTCATTAAAGTAACCGGGCAAACTATCTTTGTTTGTAATGCCCATCATCTCATCGCCAATTGCGCCAGCTTGCGCCGCGCGGCGCGTGCCAAGCAAAGACTGTATGCCGCCAAGGCCAAGCTCTTTGCTGCGCTTTGACGATAAGTCGCCTAAAAAATCAAAAATACCCATAACTTATTTTCCGTATTTTTTGGCAAGGCATCCGCCTGCACGTTTGCACGCTGCGGGGGTGGGGCAACCTTTACATGGTTTCATATCATTATCCTCTAGCTTTTTTTTTGCACATTAGCACAGTTTAATTAATAATACCACGCAGGCTGCATATCACACATCCTCAATATCTGCCAGAACCTTCTCCATACGCGCATTTAGCTTCCAGTGGCCAGCGCGCCACCTTGCTGCGTGCTGAGCGTCCTCCAAACTTAAACCCTTCCCAATATAAGTTTTAATCCACTGGTTCATGCGGATATTTTTCATCTTAGGTGACAGCTTGTGAAACGGAACTGGCTTCATGCAATGCCTTTTAAATTGCGTTTAATGGATTGCTTCCAACTTGACATTGCGCCAGATAACGCAGTCGCAGCGTCGCTGGCCATTGTCAGACATAAAGCATCCGCAAGGTCAGGCGACCTTAACCCACGCTTGCGCATTTCATCCTTACTCTCAGCCTTCATCTTGCCCGACGATGTAAAGCTGTATCTAATCGCAGTCAGCTCCGCGAGAAGCTGGTCGTTATTCGGCAGCTTGCACGACCTATCCTCAAGCCAGCCCTTTGTCTTAAACCAAAGCTCGCTGCGCAAATTCATGTGCGTCTTACCCATAGCCGGAGCCTCGCCCACGTTAATGCCCCTGACTGGCGCGCCAAGCTCACGCAGCCTATCAACCACACCGCCGCCAACGCCAATGCTGTCAACCAATATCTCGCTAGGCCGCATAGAAGGCGATAAGCCTTCGTATTCGGCCATAACGCGCCCGACAGTCTGCATCAAATCCAAACCTTGCCAGCTGGTAATCTCAGTCACAACATTACCATATCGCTTGCACAGAGCCGTCTTGTCCGAGCCAAAGCGCGCAACGTCCAAACCCCAAATAGGCTTAACGTCAGGCGTCACCTCAACGTCACGATGTATCGCGCTCTCAACCAAGTGAAACGGAATGATCGTGTCGTCATCCGCCATAGGGAACTCGCCAAGCACCCTGATCCGAAAGGCATTGCTGTCCTCGCCATACCTTGCGCGCATCTCGTCAACAAACTCGTCAGACACAAGCGGGCTATCAACGCAGGACCAGCGCCGTGTCCACCAGCTGTCCGCCATCCTCGTCTGACTTTCGTAAAACGTGCCAGACGAGCGCGTCGGGTTGCTCAGCAAAATCGTAGTCGCAGCGTGGCCAGACATAGAACCAGCAGCAGCCTCAAACACCTTCTCAGGCACACCAGAAGCCTCGTCCACAACCAACAGCACATTCTCCGAGTGAACCCCAGCCAACGCTTCAGGCGTCTCCGCACGGCTTGTCCTAGCCGAAATAAAAGCCTCGCTCGGAGCCGCGTTTAACTCAACCCGGTCAGACTTAACCGTAAGCAAAACCTTCAACTGCGGCGGCAGCTCATTAATCCAACGCTTCAACTCGGCAAACAAAGCATCAAACAGCTGGCCACTGGTCGGCGCGGTCACAACAACCTTATTCGGAAAACGCAGCAAAACAAACCACAGCATAATCCAACTAGCCGACGTAGACTTACCCGTGCCGTGGCCACTGCGGATGCTAACCTTGCGCTCACCGTCTGCAACAGCCCGCAGAAACTCAGCCTGATAATCGTGCGGAGTCGCGCCCAACACCTCCTGCACAAACAACGCAGGGTCGTCGCGGTAACGCAGCACAAACTCTTCAAGCGGATTATCATTGCTCATCGGTCACATCCTCGTAATCCGCGTCAATAGCCATCGCCTCACGCTGGCGGTCTTCAGCATCAATCTGAGCCAAGTCAGCATTAACCTTGCGCAGCGCGTCCAAGTGCATGTCGCTCACGCTAATCGTAACATTGGTCTGAGGCCGATTGCCGTAACGCTCCTGATTATACGAGCCAGCCATGAACTTGCGCCACTGCACCTTCTCGCGCGTGGCAGCAATCTCCTGCGTTGAGCTGCCGCCGTCTAGCGCGTCAACCATCTCCAAGCCCTGCTCAACCAGCGCGTCAGCCGCCTCCTGCCGAGCCTTGTTTATCACGGCAGTATATTCCGGCACCTTGTGCAGTGCCGTGCTGACGTAACCCCTGCTGCACTCGTAGTGGGTCGCAAGTTGCGCCATTGTGCCACCAGAAGAAAAATATTCGAACAGATACTCCGCGCCGCCTTGCTTGGTGACATCGGACAGTATTCGCTTTTGTAACGCCTTGCCTGCCATTTGATAAACTCCCATTTTTTATAATTTTACGCTAGGTGGCATGTGATTGGCAAGGGGGGGTGCGGGGGTGGCACCCGTGTGTGTGGATTGTATAATAATAACACTACCCGGCAAATGCTTGACCGGGGGGGGGCATTGTATACCGTTGCATCTCATTGTTCGCCATTGTTCTGCTCGGCACTACATTTGGCAAATGTAGAACAATTGCATACCGAGCAAAACAATCGGGATTGCAATGTTTTGCTCGGTACTGAGTTTGGCAAATGTAGAACAATGGCGAACAATTGCCAGCTGATTGTTTTGCTCGGTACTACATTTGCCAAATGTAAGACAATGAAAAACATTGTGCCGCGCATTGTATCGCGCCACATTCTTGACACATTCTTGACACTATTAAGCCACATCTGCTACGCGGGCGCGCCTCTGCGCTGCGCTGTTGAGGTGTGTTGTGTGGAGGTAAATCAATTTGTGACGTTACGTCACTATTGCGCAATGCGATGTGAAGGCATATACATTATATATAGACACAAACAAACATGGAGTAAGACAATGGCAATCGACAAAGAGTTTCCAGAATTTGACAATATTAAGCTGTTTAATGACCTGCTGGCGAAACTTGCGCCGTATGGTTTTGAGGACACATCTTGGCACAATGATGAACTGCCCTCAATTTCCATCATTCACGATGATGACGATAGGGCGGTTATTTTATGGGTAAACTTTTTAAATGACCCACTAGCCGACTCGCTTGGCGTGTTTAATACCTTAGAGATGCACACCATTGACGGCTTTAAGGGCTACGACAAATCAGAAATTAGCTCCCTACTCTCAGACTGCGTGCGCGAGTCTGAGGCGCTAAGCGCAGCGCGCGCAATAAGTTCTTGACCGCATCTGTTAGCCGCGCTTAACGGCGCGGCATTCACATGCAGCCGCATGACACGACACAAACAAGGAGACAAACAAATGAAGATTTACGCAGCGTGCTTGGCATCTTACAACAGCGGAACACTTTACGGCAAATGGATCGACGTTGCAGGCGAATGGGTCGATGACATCCGCGACCAAATCCAGAACATGATTGAGGCCTCACCTACGCCCGGCGCTGAGGAATACGCCATCCACGATTATGACGATTTACCAAACTTTGGTGAAAGCCCCGACCTGCAAGCCATAGCTGATTACGCGCGCTTGGTCGGGGAGTATGAGCATTTGGGCGCTGACGCGGTGCGCGCCATCGTTGATAACTGCAACGGCAATATCGACCAAGCTGAGCGGGATTGCGAGAACGCTTTTGTCTATGATTGCTTTGGAAGTTACGCCGACGAAATCGCCGACGAAATGCTGCAAGGCGTTAACCCATCAATTGCGTGCTATTTTGACTACAAAGCGCACGCGCGTGATCTTCGCCACGACTACATTGTCATTGATTTGGGCAAGGTCGATGTCATCATAGGAGCGGCATAATGGATAAAGAGGATTGGACAATCGCCGCAATGTTTACTGTGGTTTTAACCGTCACACTAATTGCGATTTACTTTAACCCATGAAACAAAACGCCCGGCCACCGCGCCGGGCTTTTTTAATGCACGGTTTGACCCGTGTTAATTAAATCGCTTTCGTGCAGCTCCATCAACACTTCGCCAAGCGCTTGCATTAACCGCTCCGGGCTTGTCTCATTCAACCGTTCTTCGCAATAGTCCACCAGAAGCCCGGTCTCAATCTCTGCCACGTCGTCATCCACGCAAGTGAGCAACACGCGAAAGTCTATTTGATACGACATAGGCCCGGCCCTTTAAAAATGCCCGGCGCATGGATTGGGACAAGCGCCGGGCCAGTTTAGGCGCGGCCTTGGGAGGAACGGCGCGCCTTGCGCATTTATAGCCACACACAAGCCCAAAGCGCAAGTTTATGTAGTTTGGTCCATCTCTGCGCCAAGCGCCATATATCCTGCCCCATCAACGCCGCTGTCGTGATGTGGTCCATTCCTAAGCCGTGCCACCTTGAGAAGCGTCATCATGCGGCATACATCGCCAGCGGTGATGCTCACCTCTGGCCCGAGATAAGCCGACCACATCTGCGCAATGCACCCGAAATTTTCTTGCGGCGTTCCATAGTCTGATTGCCGCTGGCCGTTAATCAATTCGCTGGCCTCTTTTAAGACGGCGCTTCTTATATTCTCACCCATTCCCATTCTCCATCTCAAACTTGCGCCGCAATATTGCATCACGCTCGGTTGCATTCCATCGCGGCAATGTTGGATCAAACCTGCGCCGATTGGCGAAGCCCTCAAGCTCTGCTAAATCCCGGCAGGCGTCAAGCCTTGATCTAAACCCCTGCAACCGCTCGACCCCTTTATGATAGCCTACAGGACGAACAATCGCCTCGCCCTTCTCAATCTTATTCTTGACCCATTTAGCCCAATCATATGCCATTTACATCACTCCCAACCAACCTCGCCCCAGATCATAATCATAATGCCTATAGGCATTTTATGATATTATGATGAGGCTGGGCAAAATTAATAATTAGATCATAATCACATCATAATTATCATAATTGCCCCTCTAAAGCCCTTATTTATATGGCTCAAAAATTATGATCCAATTATGAAGCCATATTTTCTGCCGCGTAAAGGCAAAGCAAGGCGGCTTCGGCCCTGCCGTCATCTTTCGCCCTGCCAAAGTCGCTGGCGTTATCTGGAAAGCGTTGCATTGCGAGGCCGCGCGACACGCCTTTGTCTCGGCTCAATCCGAAATAGCCTTTCCATTTTGCAGGCGTTACGAATTGCACGGGCAGCTTGTTTGCAGCGCATCCCATTTGCAGCATTCCGTAGCCTTCGCCAAAGCGAAACATGCTGGACACGCCTTGCCCACGCATTGCGGCCACTTGTTCGATGACGGCAAGGCAACGCTCGCCGCTTTCGTTCTGTAGCACGTCCAGCAATGCCGGGCAGTTTATGACCGTTTTGCCTTTGGTGTTTTTGACCGTTGGCATATCATGCACTTCCAGCCTACCCGTATCGGTCCAGTACAGAGCCACGGCCCCGGTAAACCCCGGATCGCATCCGTAGATAAGCATCAATCTGCCCTCGGCTGCTCTACATGCTCCACAATTGTTGCCGCCTTTTCTAGTGCTGCGCTCCGGCAGAACGCGCTAAATGACAGCCCTGACCTGCGCGCGGCTTCTGTGATTATGCGATCATATTCTTCTGCGAAGTTGATTAAGCGCTTCTTATCCGACATGGTTTTGACTCCTCTTGTGTCTGTTTTCTTTATATATGTTTAAAATATAGGGAGCCAGTGAAAAATATACTTGCAGATATGTTTTTTCCATGTTTATACTGGTGGCACAACACAAACATGGAGGTTAACAAATGACAAACGAAACCAAACCATCCGCAGAGCAAGTTAAATTTTGGGAAGGCGTCAAGCAAATCATTCTTGATCGCGCAGATGTTATTGCGGAACTTGATGGCGATGAGCTTGAGGCCCTGCAAGATTTGCGCTGGGCTAGCATGTCCCTATCGGAGGATGTCTGTTACATCATGGATTTCTGTTACAGCGACGTGATTGAATTCTGCCGCGCAGCTGACTTCTTGTGCGAAGAATACAGCTGGAACACATCTGAAAACGAAGACAAGCGCGACATTGGCAAGAAGTCGCTTGCGCTTGCTGAGGCTCTGCGCGGAGATGCTGGCGATGGACCGCGCTTGTCTTACGGCCAAGCCAAGGATTTTGGCGGCATATATCCGCGCATCACTGGCCTTCTGCATACCAAGCCAAACAAATACCAAATGGAACGCTTTGCCGAGCATGGCATCACATGGGAGGGCGAAGTTGATGAGCATTAAAATTGGATTGCCCGACGTTACGTTCAATGCTTTGTGCAGGATCACAGAGATTGACCGCGAGTTTATTGGCTCGCCGGATTATATGGGTGTGGCTCAGTTCTGGGACTGGTCACACCCGCAGAACACGCGATTGAGCCGTGCATCTGTTTCTGCCAGGCGCAAGATACACGCAGCGCTTGTGAGGGACGGGCTTGACCTGAATGGCGACACAGGCATCCACCGCTCAATTATCAGCATTGTTCTGGAGAAAGAGGAGCAAGGGTTATGACTGAACGTGAGGAGCAAATTTCGCAAGCCACGCAAGATTTTTTGATGGCCTTGCCTGACAAAATGAAGAACGGCCATTTAGGCTCTGTCATATGCACGATGTTTGAGGCGTTTGGGCTTGGCCATGAGACCCGCGTTGATATTTGTGAGGGTGTTTTAAACGTCATGCTGGAGCATGATATGCGCGACGATGAGCGCGCATCTCAAGCCGCTGACGATGTTATTGCGCGAGCTGCTGCGAAGGCTCGCAAGTGATTTGGTCTGAGCATCTGCCGACGTTTTTGATGCAAATGTTCGGCCCCGTTTTGCATTTGCGGGAAGCTCAAACCAATAGTGTGCCGGAACCTTTCGGGGGTTGGGTTCCGGCACACCCGGATCAAGAACCGCCATTTTAGATAGGACACGCCATGCTCGTACACCTAACGCAAAAAGAGGTTGCGCAATGCAATCAAGCCGCAGCAATGCGCTGGC